GAACGCCAGAACAACGTTGCCCGTCAAGCGATGGAGTGCGATACAGTGCACGAAGGAATGGCCTTACTCAAAAGAGAACTTAGTTTTGAGTACCTTCGATTCGGGGAATCGATGGAAAGAAACCTCAAGAGAGCCAAGACAGAAGTCTTTCAAAGCCCATTTGAATTGACGTCCTTCAATATCAACCCCTTGATATTCGAAGGTAAGTCAATCCTTCTCTGGGGTACCAACAACTCTGGGAAGACCAACTACGCCCTAGCCCACTTCAAGAATCCATTATTCTGTTCCCACATAGATGTACTCAAGCAATTGTCGCCTGACCATGATGGAATAGTCTTTGATGACATGAAGTTCAGTCATTGGCCCGTAGAAAGCGTTATCCACCTGCTGGATTACGACTTTCCTAGGGACATCAATTGCCGTTATGTTACAGCCCACATTCCCGCCAAAATGCGCAAGGTATTCACCCACAACACCGAGAATCCGTTCTATAAAACTGGCGAAATTGATCCCGAGCAACAAGCCGCTGTTGAGAGGAGGCTACAAAGAATTCATGTAAATAATAAAATTTATTAAAAATCGTGTCCAATTGGATTACACAAGGCAATTACAAAATATCCTTCAATAATCTCCCTGAGTTCAACAGGAACACCATGGTGTCTTCTTAAGACCATGTCCAAAGCACGAATTGGAGTGCAGTTGACAACAGCCTCCCAAGTGACTTCAACCAAAGCAAAATCATCAAGACCAAGCAATCTAGGAGGATAAAGCTTGAGGAAAACAGCATCAATAAGACGCATTTGCAACACCATAAAACTATAATGTCTAAACAAATAGACATGAGGCTTAAGCTTGTGGATATGCATTATCCAAGCAGTACAATCCTTCAAAGCTTCAATTTGGTCTAATTCTTCCAAATAATATTCACTTTCATAACCAATCATCATTTTGCTAAAGAGTCTACTAGAATAATCAGAATGATTCGTTCGATGTTAAGTCATTTTAGCTATGCCAAATTAGACTGGCCACATGAAGGCCCCAACCGAGCGCGGCCACGCGCGGCTGGCACCACTAAATACCTCTAGGCCTCGCGGAGCGATAACCACAACTTTGGGCGCGTAGGCGCTTTGCGTCAGCTGCTTAATTAGCGCCGCGGCCATCGCCCACCTTTAGGTGGGCTCAGAGGGCAGCCCGGACGCGCGGCACGCGCGGCTGGGCTGCTCCCTCACCCTATTCACACAGAGAGAACTGAGCCGGGCAAAAACATTTATTCTTTGTAACAAATACGAGCATAGTAGGCGATAGCAGGTACGTATGAAACATCATTGGCAGCAACAATGATGTGCCAAGAGTTGTCCACAATATCAGCAACAGTACCACCATTAGTAGCGTTGAAGTGTACTTCAACAGGAACTTTAAATTTGACATTCATTTTAAAGGTCCTTGCTTCAGATGACTGAATCACATCACCAGCAGTAGGGCTACCAGTAATGGCACCATTAGCAAAAACAATTCGTTTTTCCTTGATCACCTTGAAACGTCCAAAATTATTCGGATTTTGGAAGGAGTGGATGGTGGTCGAAGCATTCGTACCATCATTCATCAGCTGGGCACCAGTCATTTGAGCGGCATTTGTCTGGCAGTCTTGGACGAGCATAAGCCTCACCAAACAGGGAGAGTCAGCAGTTGCCTGACCAGCTTGGGCTGTGGTTGTAAGCATGCCATGGATTTTAATCTTCATAACTTTCACCTTACGGCCAATACGTTGATTAAGAGCAGCACCAACAGTTGGCACGAAAAGTGACAACGGATTAGCCACAGCTGCCGAGCCCAAGTTGACAGTGGTCGAGGGATCCCTCGCCACTGGCCAAGTTGTAGTACAAGCAGCGACAGCGACGCCATCCAAGATAGTATCAAAGTACTTCATTTCACCGACAACAGCAGCACCCTGAGTTCTTGGAACGCCAGCATAGCCTTGACGACGTTGTCCACCACCAGAGACTCCAGGACGGTTGCCAGCACGATCCACCTGGCCACGCGAGAACTTAGCGATGTAGGGTTGTGCCTGAGTATCAGCCTTGCGTTTCATTCCAAGTCGGAGCACAAAAAAAAATAGTTCCTCGAACTTTCAATTCCAGGAGCTCCACGGGTTTTCATAAGGCCCATGTCCCAGAAGCATAGACTCAATGCCAAGAAGTTTTTTACCAAAAAGGCTGCCACCGTGCCAGATCTCCTCACAGAGTCTCGTTCAATCGTGCTCAATAGCGCAACAACGTCAGATGATCTTCCTGGCACGTCAAGCGAGTCTCCAGACACCTGCACAACAACAGAAGACTATACAATGGAAACTGAAGATACACCTACTCCAGGCGATCCTAGCCGTTGCCCCAACTGTGGAACAAGACCCGTATCTCGTGAGGAGGCTAGAAGAATTGTCCAATCCGAAGCTCAAACTTACGTCAATATCATTGGGAAAGCTACGGTCAGTTTGGAGACACGTAAATTCCTTGCTGATAGAGTCAAGTGCAACGGCCCAGAAGAACTTCAAGGCCCCCAAGTACTCCTTTACACCCGAGAAGATGGCCTTAATATCTACTGCCCAGAAGGCCTTAAATCAAAACTTGAGCGCATAAACGCGCCAAAAAAAAGTAAAAAATAAACGAGATTCACAAAGTTCTAACGGCTACCCCGATGGAAGTGTGGGGGGGGATGTGCAGGAACAGCACTAGGCGTTAGGGATTCGAAGAATCCCGGCAAGCCGCATTAACCGTTAAGCAAAAAAATTCCAAGAACCTGGGCTACACAGTATTATTTTTTTATGTATTAAACATATAGTGGCGGAACACGTGCGGGCCTGGAATAGTATTACCCAGGCCCGCCACCCGCCACACCACCACCTCTGGCCAAACATGGACATGGCAAAAGCTACAAAGAAGAAAGCACCCTCAGTTGCATCCCAACAACCAAAGTCCAAGTGCTGGTTGTTTACCTTAAACAACCCCACGCCGGAAGAAGGAATCAATCCAGACTTGGTTGATTACGCCGTTGTTGGATCAGAGACATGTCCCACCACGGGAACATGGCACTTTCAAGGCTATGCTATCTTCAAAGCAGAAAAACGTCTTAGTGCTTTGAAGAAGATTATGCCCCGCGCTCATTGGACAAAAGCTGATGGAACACCCATGCAGAATAGCAATTACTGCAAGAAAGGTGAGCAACCAAAAGCTGAATGGGATGCCCACAAAGAAAAAGGCCCAAACTGGGGGCTCAATGCTGAATTTATGGAAATTGGAGCCATCCCCCAACGTAAAGCTGCTTCAGGAACAAAGGAAGAACGCCAGAACAACGTTGCCCGTCAAGCGATGGAGTGCGATACAGTGCACGAAGGAATGGCCTTACTCAAAAGAGAACTTAGTTTTGAGTACCTTCGATTCGGGGAATCGATGGAAAGAA